TGTGCGGAAGCTGATCGCGTGCGTCGGAATGCGGCGCATACGGATGATGAACTTGGCGGCATCAATCGCGTGCGCACGGCTGGTGACGTAATCGCTGAGATCGAGCGACTCAACTGGATCGGTTGCGCTGCCGATCGCCTCACGCACCAGCACTTCGCGCTCAGTCGGGAAGATGCCGGGATTGGTCAGATCAGTACTGGCACGCTCTTCGCGGTAGCGCACACTGACTTGGATTGGCTCGCGCTCCTCAGGCTCAAGGTATTGCAGCTTGAAGCTGCCCTCAACGATATTGCCGGCAGTGAACAGACCCTTGATTGGCACTGCCGTGAACTGCAAGGCCGGACGCAAATAGAACTTGCCGTCGCTCTCGCCAAACACCAGCAAATGGGCGGCTGCGGTGTCTGCTGCCCACTGGCGAAGGTTGACGCGATCGGCTTGCACGCCATCGAAGAAGTATTTGCGGTCGTAGCACCAATCCGCTGCCGTCTCAAAGGCATCAAGGTCGATCATCTCATCGGTAATCAGATCACCAGCGCCATAGGTGGCATTGGTCATCAGATCCAGCAGCACATCCGGGAATAAGTGCGTGGCGCCAACCGCGAGGCTGTTGCGCAGCCTGCGGCAGGTTTTGCCTCCCGTGACATAGCAACTGAATTGTCCGAACTGCTGCCACTCAACCGAACTCATCACGTTGATGCCAACTAAGGCGAGGTCGTCATAGACCGGTGCCGTGGCATTCGGCACGATCTCGTTGATGTACACCACCTCGTGCTCGGGTCCACTGCCGGCGCTGCTTTGGGCCTCTTCATAAACGAAGGCTTCCGCGAGCTTGCCCCATGTATCGAGGTAGCTGCGGTCCGCTGCACTGCCGTAGTTGCTTGGATCCAGTTCGGGAATGCCTTTGCCTTCGCCGCGTACTGCGGCAATAGCAAACTGCTCAGCTGTGCGCGGAACTGATTCACCATTGAAGGCGACAGTCACCGCGCCATCAGTCACCACTTGCCGTGTGCTCAGTCGTGCATCTAGGACGTAGAGGGTATTGATGCCAGTGCCCGCGCGTACCTCAAAACCAGACAGCGGTTCAATGTTGAACTCCCACTGCTTCAGCGATGGCATGTTCAACTGCACGTAGTTGAACACGTTTTGCTGAGTAGCGCCACGGATGCCGTAGGTGTTGCTCAGGATCGTGAACGCACCGCCGCTGCCGGCTTCGCGGTAGCCGATTTTGAAGAAGCTATAGCGCTCCTCTGTAGTGGTGATCGTGTTGCTTTGGAACACATCCACCTTGAGAGTGGAACCGCGCTCGATGATGTCGTCTTTGCGGCTAATGCAGGCGCGATCATCAGCTTGAGCAAAGCTGATCGAATCCTTGAGATTGCAGAATCCGTTGATCCGGATGCCAATGCGCGAGCGGATGCCAAATTCAACCGCCTGACACGGGCGCGTGGTTGAAACGCTGGCAATAGCGCAACGCAAGATATGGCCATCGGGCGCTGTGGCGACGTTGCGCAGCTCATAGCTGCCCGCTAGGTAGTCATCGCCATCGCGCTCAATGTTGGCTTGCGTATTGAGCGTGACTGATCCAGTGCGCACAGTCGTAAACACCGCAGTGATTTCAGTGCCGCTGCCGGTAGATATATCGGCTTCTGAAGCAAACACGTCGTCCGTGCGGCTAGTACAGATTGCAAGCGCTGAGCCAACCTTGTAGAGCTCGCCTGGAATGATCGCGTCGTCCCATGTCTTCTGGCGGCCTGCAACGGTGCCGGCTACATCTGCGCACTTTTCGATATGAATTTGCGTGGCGTCAAACTTTAGGTTTTTGGTCACCGTGACAGTACCATTGCCAGTCACGCTGGTGCCACCTTGAATTCTGAAGACTGGCGTTTTATTATCGTTGACCGCATCAATATCAATGTCACCGCCACCGCCGCTAGCGCTAACGCTAGTCACAACAGTTACACCATCTACAACTGCCGTGGTTGTACTGAGGCTGACGTTGCTTAACGTTGCTCGTTTGATCTTTTGAGTTGCTTTTGTGCGGACTCTGATCTTGACGGTGTACTTGCAGACCGCTTCGTCGTCATCGTCCGTGATGGCAGGATTGGTAAAGGTTACGCGGAACTTGCTTGCTTTTAGCACTTCAATATCTGTGTCAATGTTATCGCTGTCGTCGTAAACACCTAGACCAGTTGTATCGAAAGTAAAAGTGGCATTTAACGTGCCAATGCCTTCAGAGTCGATTGTGACGCTGTTGACAGTTGCACTTAATCGGCTCCGCAAATCTGCGGTCGACTCGTCGTCGTATTCGTAAACCCACTTTGCGCGGCTGTCTTGACTTGCTGGTTTGTTATAACCAGCAGCGCCTTCTTTTGTGATCTGCTCTTCGCTGATGCTCCATGCTGCGGTGTTGGTCAGCGTGCGCAGATCACGGCTGAACTCCGTGTCTTTGTCGCTGCTGGGATAGAGCTTGTAGGTGATCGTGCTGCCGACGCTGCCGACGCTGCCGCTCACCAGTCCGCTGCGGCTGCTGAAGTAGGTCTGCGCTTTCTTTCGTTGCGCCCATGCAACGTCGTCGATCTTGCACTTCACCTGCGCATCGCCGTCTTCGCCTTCAGGCACCAACTGCGCTTGTACACGCGGCCTGATCACTGGATTGACCTTGAAGCCAAGGTCATTACCGATAAGCGTGTAGACGCCGAAGATCGTCTGGTTGTTCGGCCTGGTGGCGCTGCTGAAGTCTGCTGCCCAACTGCTGCCACGGCGCACCATGAATACATCGGATCCGCCTGCGTTTTGCGCGTTGCCTACATCAGCGTTAGCAGCACGGCCAAAGATCTGATCACCCGATGCAATGCGTGTGGTCAAGCCGCTACCCACGCGGCCATAAACGGTGAGCCTGCTGCCGGCGCTGTTGGCTGTGCTGTTGCCAAAGTCGTAGCTGGCCAGCGTGTTGCCGCCAGCTGCAAAGTTTTTCGAATCAATGCCGCCGATCGGACCCTCTCCGATCATGAAGATGGCACGCAGCATTTGACTGCCGCCAAGGCTGTAGATCTGGCTCCACAGCATCGGGGTGCTTACGCGCACGCCGCCGTAGGTTGTGCCGCTGATGGCCTCACGCAGCGCATACACCAGTGGGACGGTGCTGCCCAGCGTGGTGATGTCCTGCGTGCTGTCGAAGCCGTAGCGCGGGGTATAGCGCTGGTTATTGGTGATCGGTGCATCGCTGCGGTTGCGTGCCTGCAACTGCGCAGGACGTCCGCCTTGCTGCTGCGGGACGCTTGGCTTTAGGAATGACGAGGCAATCTGAAAGCCAATGCCAATCACGCTGAGTGTGATGGCGATAATCGTTTCAACGCCTGCAATTACCGCTGGCTCCGGCTGCTCCTTGGCATGTCGCGCCACTTCAGCCTTGAAGTACAGATACTGCTCGTCTGTCAGACCCAGCAGGCTTGCGAGGTAGCGATCAGAAGGCAGCATCAGTGAAACCTGTAAAAGCGAAGACTTGGCATATACGACAGCGGCACCCATCGGACGCCACGCCTGTGATGCACCAACAAAAGCCCGTCATCCACAACGATACTGACGCCAAGGCCGGCTGGGCCATTGCGGATCAGCGTTACGGCGTGCTGCTGCGGGCCATCAAGTTCAACGGTGCCATCACGCCATAACTGCTCCAGCTCTGGCCAACGCTTCTGCTCGGCAAACTGCAGCCACTGTGCATTCATTGACGGGTGATGGATGCCGGCATCATCAAGAATGCGCCACACCATCACTAGGCAGTCTGCACCTTTGCCGTCTTCCGGGTCGGCACCAAACTCGTGTGGTAGCCCAATCCAGCGCTTCCAGTCCATTAACTGATCACTAGGCTGCCGGTGCTGGGTAATGCGCCAACGATGCCAGTGGTTAGGCGGCGCTTAGGGATGTCGCCTTTGGTGGCATCAAGCGGACTGGAAAGCTTCAGGATCACGCGCTCGGTGTCCATTTCGTACTGCGCCACGCGCCACAGCTCAGACCGCACCAATGCATCATCAGCAAAGGTTTCTGGGTCAAGGCTGACGGTTTTGATGTCCAGCAGCCAACGCGACTCAACTGCCTCAGCAAAGATGTTTACGCTGATCGGATCCAATCCTGCAACAAGACTGGATTCGCTGCGGTCGCCGCCCTTACTGCCAGCGCCCAGCGTGTAGCCGAATGGCGCAAACGCATAGGTCACGCTGCTGTAAATGCGTGTTTGATTGATGCTGAAGTTTTGATAGGCGTAAACCGGCGATGTTGGCGTGCCGTCGCTTTGCAGAAAGCGTGCGTAGTTGACGAATGCAAATGTGCTCATGCCATACCTACGCGCTTACGTGTTTTTACTGAGTTTTGCAGTGTTTGCAGTGTAAGCGCCCTGCCGCGTTCTGCTGCCAACGCAATGCCACGCTGATGCTGCTCAGTGGTGACGTATTCAACGCCGTTGA